TATGACTGGAAAGAAGATCCTTCTAAACCAGTTGAGTGGGTTCGCGATTGGCATGTTGGTGGTTTCCGTCGGCAAGCATATGACTGTGTCATTGATGCCCTGTTTGGGAGTGTATTATGCAACTGAGCGTTCTTCGCGAAGTCACTGAGTGGGAGGACAACACTCCCAATCACGACTACGTTCTGAATGATCAGGGCAAGATGGTTGCCTATAGAAAGCGTGGCGAGGGACAGTGGGTAGTTCCGACATCCCCAAGGATGTTCTCTAAGAGTCGTCGCCGTTTTAAGAAGTTAAACGAAACATTTGAGGATTGAGTTATGGCAAGTGCATGGCGAAAGAAAAATCAACTGGCAAGACGCGAAGGTGCTCTTGCTCGGTTAAAAGGCGCGAAGCTTCGCAAAGAATTCTTTGAGAAGAACGATCGCACGATCGAACAATGGATGGCGAGGGTTGAGCAGGAAATTCAAATCCTCGAGAAAAGAATCATCGCGCAATAATGTTATTCACCGCGAATTTCGCGTAGATTAGAAGGGTTATTCTCATTATGATTTTTCGATCTAAACGATTTTCACAGTTGTTATGCAAGGATCCCGCGCAGGATGGGTGACGAGACGTTGTTGCTCAATGGGGGCGAGTAGTGAGGAAGGGACTGACACCACCTGTATCCCCTCGAACGGTGTATATGATATGAACACCTCACTACTCATCTTTTTCGGGGAGGTTCCAGAGCGGTCAAATGGATCAGACTGTAAATCTGACGCGAGAGCTTCGGTGGTTCGAATCCACCTCTCCCCACCAAAAATTTTTTTAAAAATGTATTTACTTTTCTATTTGTTTTCAGTAGAATAGTATTTGTAAGTTGAGAAACCTTTGAGGAAACTTTGTTATGGCACATGAAATTGAATTCGTAAATGGTAAGGCACAAATCGCATACGCTGGTGAGTTGCCTTGGCACGGTCTCGGTACGCAGGTCGGCGACGATCTGACTCCGCGTGAGATCATGGTAGAAGCAGGTCTTGATTGGTCTGTAGAAAAGGAAGACGTGTTCTATGCGCGCAACGGCGAGATGGTACGTGCTCCCAAGCGACAGGCACTGATTCGTTCTTCTGATAATAAGTATCTGGACATCGTCAGCGATAACTGGATTCCTGTACAGAACGAGGAAGCATTTGAGTTTTTCGATGAGTACGTGAAGGCAGGCGGCATGTCTATGCATACTGCAGGATCGCTGAAGGACGGTCAGATTATCTGGGCATTGGCGAAGGTCAATGAGTCGTTCTCTTTATTCGGTGGTAAGGATGAGGTTGATTCCTACTTACTACTGTCTAATCCACACAACTATGGTCGCGGTGTAGACGTTCGTTTCACCCCCATTCGTGTAGTGTGTAATAACACGCTGTCAATGTCGCTCAACGGTAAAGCATCGTTGGGTATCTCACTGAATCACCGTTCAGAGTTTAATGCTGAAAAAGTTAAACTCGCTCTGGACGAAGCATCCCAGAAGATGGACTCCTATCGCGAGATGGCGCAGTTCCTGACTGAGAAGCGATTTACACAGGATACTTTGTTTGAATACTTCAATCGAGTATTCCCCAAGACTACCAATCGCAAAGGTGCTACATCTTTCGACGAACTCATGAAGCAGTTTAAGAAAGGTGAAAAGGTTGTGTCTCGCAATGCTCAGCGAGCGTTGGAAGTTGTTGACACTCAACCAGGAGCAGAGTTTGGCGCTGGTTCATGGTGGTCAGCGTATAACGCTGTGACCTTTATGACGAATCACGAGATGGGTCATAACCCTGATACTCGTTTGCAGTCTGTATGGTATGGTACGAACAAGGATCGAAACATCGATGCACTTGGTCTTGCTGTTGAGTATGCCGAAGCGGCATAAGGTTTGGGAGGCGCAGGTGCAGGGCAAGACCTGCACCCTCCCTGTTTTTTTCGATATAAATATATCCCAAAGCACTAAGGAGTAAGTACAATGGGTGATTTAATTTCAAAAATCTGGGCAATGATCACTAGATTATTCCCAACAATTGACGTGGATGTCAGCGATAATTCTGTTGCTGTAAAGGTTATTCCTTCAAGGGCAGATTTAGAGAAGATGTCTAAGAAAGAAATTGATGCTCTTGCTTCAGCAGAGTACGGGATCAATCTTGATGGTCGCAAGACTAAAGCAAAAATGATTGATCAGTTGTTTGCTGAGTTGGATGCACAAGACTAATGGAAGAAGTGATTCGGGACAAGGTTCAGGACTCCAACTATAAAAATTTCTTCGCAGAGATTGAACGGATTCGTGCTCATGATAATGTTGATTACATGGAAGCGATTATCAGTTACTGCGAGCAAAGGGATATAGAGGTAGAAATGGCTGCTAAATTTATTAATATGAATATAGCAATGAAATCAAAGATTCGCGAAGAAGCTGAAGATTTGAATTACTTGGAACGAACTGCTCGCCTTCCTATTTAAAAGGAAACTTTGTTATGGCTAATCATGTATCATCTTGTTTAAATTTCGTCACCATTTCCGAAGAAGGAAAAAAGGTTGTACGAGAAATCATTGAAACCATTCGTTCTCGCGACACCGATAAGTATTCCTCGCATCTAGGTTTTGCATTTACTGAAGATCTAGACACGATCGATCGCAATTTTATGTGCGAGCGTGTCGGTGCTAAATGGGCATATCTACATGACTCAGACGATGAATTTATGTCGTTTGAATCAGCGTGGTCGCCTGTTGAAGAATTCGTTGAATCTGTAATCGCACAGGTTGCTGCAGTTGATGAGTCAGTTGTTGCGCGATATACATATGAAGACGAGATGCCAAACTTCATTGGCGTGCAAGTTTATAACAAGGATGGGTTATATGATGGCGAGGAGTTAGACAGCGAAGAGATGTTTGAGCATCTAACTCAAATCGCCCCAGAACTCAAGGAACAATACAGTGAAGATGAAGGATTCACTGATGAAGGATATGAAATCCTAAATGACATTCAATGGGATTTCATTAGCGATTGGCAGTATAATCGATCGCAAGAAATGATGGACTTTGATGACTAAATGTCTTGCCTTTGGCAAAAGTTTAGGTTAGAATATGTTTGTGGTTATGAATAAAGTGAATAAACTGTTATACATTGTTAATACATTGCTAATACAAGGAAACAAAATATGAACGATTTTGCACAACTTAAAAAGAACCGTCAGTCTCAATTCGATAAACTGACTCAAGCAGCAGAAAAACTCGGTAACACTCAGCAGAAGTCTGGGCGCGATGAGCGATTCTGGAAACCTGTCGTTGATAAAGCAGGTAATGGTTCTGCCATTATTCGCTTCCTCCCTGCTCCGCAGAACGAAGATGTACCATTCGTCCGATACTGGGATCATGGATTCCAAGGTCCAGGTGGTTGGTATATCGAGAAGTCTTTGACTTCAATTGGTAAGGATGACCCTGTTGGCGAGTACAACAGCAAACTCTGGAACTCTGGTAATGACGTTGATAAAGAGCAAGCACGAAAGCAGAAACGCCGACTGCATTATATCTCTAATATCTTTGTCATTAAGGATCCTGGTAATCCTGACAATGAGGGCAAAGTATTCTTGTACGAGTACGGCAAGAAAATCTTTGATATGATCAACGACGTGATGCATCCTCAGTTTGAAGACGAAGAAGCAGTTAATCCTTTTGACTTCTGGGAAGGTGCAAACTTCCGACTTCGTATTCGTAATGTTGAAGGATATCGCAACTATGATAAGTCTGCGTTCGATGAACCTTCTACGTTGCTTGATGATGATGAAGAGATGGAAAAGATCTGGAAACTGCAGCACGGTCTGTCAGAGTTTCTTGATGAAAGCAACTTCCGCTCTTATGAAGAACTTTCGCAGAAACTTGCGAAGGTACTTGGCGAAAACAATCGTCAGACTTCAGCGACCGCTGAAGATGTGCCGGAGATTGAGTATACCGCTCCCGTAGCAGAAGCAACTTCTGCTCCTGCGGAACCAACTCCTACGTTTGAAGATGATGACGATTCGCTTGACTTCTTTAAGAAGTTAGCTGAGGACTAAACTCAGGTTCGTTAAGTTTGTGCCCTGCTTCGGCGGGGCATTTTTTTATGACCTTGGATCCATTGCACCTTGGAACCAACTATCTTTCGTCCTAATAGTTGGACCAGCACTCGCGCTTCTTGATTTAGAAACCATACCTAACGGCGCAGGTTTCATTTCAGCAGCAACTGGTGCTCTACTTTTTCTTTGCGGAATCGGTACTACAACAACACTATTTTCTGTTTGTGGTTGTGCTTTGTCTAGAATATTATCTGCAGAACTCTTGGAATTTGTAGCAGTTACCGAATACTGCCCTGTATCATCTCCATCTTCGTCTTCAATGGGTACAATTCTATACGCACCACCCAATTCTTCTCCTGCCTTCTTAGCATCTGACATAGAATTATAGATTGCTGTTTCACCTTGCTCCAACGGAGCGTTTTCATCATCGTCGTCGCTAAACAATGCGCGGTATCCCATGCCAATCAACCCACCGCTCATAACAAATTCTCCGGCAGATTCAGCTGCCCCAGAAAGGGTATCGAGGAAACCACCTTCACTAGTTTCTACAGTTTCTTCAGCAGCAGAACCACCGGATGCCTTTTCACCGAAGTATGCATCTGATTCTTGATACAATCCCTCCTGTACCGCGTGGTTGAAACTTCTTACTATCTCACCGTATGTTGTATTCTCAGGGATTGGAATGTTATTTTTTTGTAACCACCTTTGCATATCATGTGCAAAATCCAGAGGAGCGTGCATTAATTCTTCTGCATCTACGTCCAACAATCTCGCTTTCTCAGCAACAAACATTTCCTCCTTTTTATATTCTGCATCGGTCACTTGTTTGTTGAGTTCAAGGAATTTTTCTTGCAGTTTTGGATCAGAATATGCAGGGAATTGAAAATCGCCCATACCCCAGTTACGAATAGATGTAGTGTCCGGTTCGCCGTGTTCTGCTTTGAATGCTGCCAGTGCTTGTTCTGCTCCTTCTAATTCCCCGCTTGCTGCTTCGAAGTCCATTATGAAGTTTTCTCTTTCGATCGTCAAAGGTTCTGATGAACCTTCTTCACCAGACCCAGGAATTTCTTTTCCTCTCAACTCTGAAGGTCTATCAACTGAACCAACTTTCAATCCACCAACTTCTTCTACTGGTTGTGGTTTTACTTTTTCTTCTCTTGTGCTTATTTGTTTCTGTAGAACTTCTTTTGTCTCATCGTCAATATCATCTTCAGCAATAATTGCTTTCATCTCAGGAACAGTTAGTTCTGAGACTCTGCTTAGATCTACTTCTGAATCACCGACATAGTCGTGATCATATATCCCTTTCTCAATAGCAGAATTTAAAGACTCTTCATCTTGCGGATATTCTGCATTGCTTTCAAACCACTCTGCTACCCACTCGGCAGTTGCATCTTTAATGACTCCGATATTTTCTACATAACCAGATTCTTCTGGGTTCGCGGCATCCCATTCATGTGGGAATTTTTCATATGTCGTTTCGCCTTCTGGATTACCATAAACGGCATTGTATACTTCTCGCGCAATTTCAACCGTAATTAATGGTATTGCTGTTGCAGCACCAGCAACACTGCTTGCTGCTGTTAATGATGCACCAGCGTAATCGCCTTTTGCTAATTGTGCTACAGCGATTGCACCACCAACTAACCAACTGATTCCAGGAACTGCTTTCCCTGCAAGTGCTGTCAATTTCTTAGGAGCAACCTTTGAGATGGCAGCAGTAATTGCAGACTTCCCAACCTTTTTACCTGCTGCTTCTCCGACTTCTTTGCCGATTGCCTTCGTTGTTGTTTTTGCTCCTGCTTCGCCGAACTCAGTTGCCATCATTCGACCGCCTGCTTCGGCAATTTCTTGTTGTGCTTTTTGCGCTGCTTTCGCTTCTGCTTTCTGGGCAGCAGTCTTCATTCCTACTTTCTGCCCGACTTTAGAAGAAGCGAGTTTTTCTACACCTTTCTGCCCTGCTTTATATGCAGCAACGCCAGCACCACCCGCCATGGCAAGACCGCCTGCTGTAGCAACTTCATCTGCCCAAGTTTCATCTTCTGCTGCTTCCAACGCCGTTTGATATGCTCTCGCTGCTTCTTCTTCCGTAGCACCAGAATCAAGGGCATCTTGATATGCTTGATCTGCTTCTTGTTCTGGATCATCCAACCAATCTCCAAGTATAGTGCCGCCAACCGCAAGAGCAGCACCCACAGCACCTAGACCCAAAGCAGCAAGACCTACTTTTGCTGCTGTTTTCGCTGCCTCTACACCTTCTGCAATAAACCCAGTTTTAGGTTTATCTGTTCCAGGAGCACCGTCTTCCAGTGCCTCTTCGTCTTGCTGACGATTGTAATCCAGAATTGCTCGGCGATTTAAATCTTGTGCAGTTTCTATTGCTTGCTCTAAAGCAGCAGTTTTGTTATTCAGTATACCAATTTGTTGATTAATTAAGTCTTGATTTTTTGCTAGACGAAGAACAGCAGCCGTGAGACCTTTTATTTTATCAGAAGAAAAATCAAGATACGTTCCTCTTGGGATAATTAAAGAACCACGTTCTTTGTCGAACATCTCTTCTATATCATACGGAATAGCAACATCTGCATCTAAGGTCGCGTCAACGTATGGAAGATCTGCTTCATCTATGACTATTTCAGGGAGTTTCGGAACTGGTAACATTATGTTATCTAACATTGAAGCAAAGTCAAATAACATTAATCCCGTGCTAGTTCCGGTTGCAGTAGAAGAAGAAGGAGTAGGAGTAGAAGCACCACCAGCAGATACTTCTTCGCCTGCCGCTGCTTCATCGTCTCCTCCAGAAAACATATTGAATAAAGAACTAAGTCCAAAAAGTCCACCAGCGCCAGCAGCGCCACCCAATCCCAAAAGCGATTTAAACTTCCCTGGAGATTTTGCT